CGGTGCATCTGGGGATTTTCCCGGTAGGCACATGAAGTGGGTACGTGAACACGAGAATGCTGGGCGATCTAGTCGGGAATCCTAGTCTTAGGGCATCTCCCATTTTAATCCTCCATAACCTTAATAACAGGCGGGGTAAGTTTATATTATGTCACGAGCACAATTAATTGATGAGCGTCCTGAAGAAGAACCCATCGAAACAACTGAAGAGCTAACTAACAACTCTATTGAGAATCCTGAAGAGGAACAACCTCAAGAACCAGAGTTTGATGTTCCAGAAAAGTACCAAGGTAAGTCTGTCGAAGAACTCGTACAGATGCACCAAGAGCTTGAAAAGTTTTCAGGCAAGCAGAGTACGGAAGTAGGTGAACTCCGAAAGCTTGTAGATGATCATATTCAGACACAACTCTCAAACCAACAAGCACCTCAACAACAGCAACAAGAAGATGATGAAGTAGATTTCTTTGTTGATCCTCAGAACGCTGTTAACCGAGCTATAGATAACCACCCTAAGATTAAAGAAGCAGAAGCTTACACACAACAAGCAAAACAACAGGCTACTCTTTCACAGTTGAAATCTAATCATCCTGATATGGAGAGTATACTACAAGATCCTAAGTTTGCTGAGTGGATCAAAGGGTCAAAAGTTAGAACTAATTTGTTTGTTCAGGCAGACCAAGGTTACGATTACGATGCTGCTCACGAATTGTTTTCTCTCTGGAAAGAAAGAAACCAAGCCGTACAACAAACCGCACAAGCGGAAAAAGCAGTTCGTCAAAATACTTTAAAGTCTGCCAGTACAGGCAACGCTCGCGGAACAGCAGAGGGATCGCGTAAGAAAATTTATCGTCGTGCTGACTTAATAAAACTTATGCAAACTGACCCTGATCGCTACATGGCGCTACAGCCTGAAATTATGGCAGCGTATGCAGAGAAGAGGGTCAAATAGCCTAACCTTTAAGGAGAATTAAAATGGCTGGTGAAACCTCTGGTGCATATTTTACAGCTAATGCTGTAGTAGACAAAACCGCAGCGGGTACTTTTATCCCCGAAATTTGGTCGGATGAAATTATCGCTGCATACCAAAAGAACCTGAAGATGGCTCCGCTTGTCAAGCGTATGTCTATGACTGGCAAAAAAGGCGATGTAATCCACATCCCTAAGCCTACTCGTGGTGCTGCTTCTGCTAAGGCAGAGTCAACTGCGGTAACCATTCAGGCTAACCTTGAGTCAGAATTGACTATCACTGTAGATCGTCACTTTGAGTACTCACGTCTGATTGAGGACATCGTAGAAGTACAGGCTCTGTCTTCTCTGCGACAATTCTATACTGAAGACGCTGGTTACCAACTGGCTCTGAAAGTTGACACCGATTTGATTAACGCTGCTACTGGCTTTGGTGACGGTACTCGTACTGCTACTCCTGCCGCTACGGGTGCTAACTGGGTAAACAGCAACAGCTACTACTTCAATGCCACTTCTGGCCTTGCTACGTATGCTGTTGACACTGTAGCTACTGGTGACAACTTTACTGACCTTGGCTTCCGTGAAGCTATCAAGCTGATGGACGATGCTGACGTACCTATGGACGGACGAGTTCTCGTTATTCCTCCTGCGTCACGTAAGTCAATCATGGGCATTGAACGTTACGTGTCTTCCGACTTTGTTGGTGGCCGTGGCGTTGAGTCAGGTCTGATTGGTAACCTGTACGGTGTAGACATTTACGTGTCTAGTAACTGTCCTGTTATTGAGACAGGCGCTGAAAACGGTGCTTCATCTCTTGATACTCGTGGTTGCTTGTTCTTCCACCAAGACGCTCTGGTTATGGCCGAGCAACTCGCTGTACGTTCTCAGACACAGTACAAGCAGGAATACCTGTCTACGCTGTTTACGTCTGACACGCTGTACGGTGTTGAGACTTACCGTCCCGAAGCAGGATTCATCCTGTCTGTTTGCGACGAGTAAACTCTACGGGGGTCGTAACTGGCCCCCTTTTATTTAAACTTCTTGATGACAGGGTGTTTAACTAAAAGTTAAATAGGATAACCTTATGACTGATTACGTAAAGTTTACTAATTTTACTGTTAAAGATTCTCTGCCTACGGGTGACACTAATAAGGTTATTCGTGGTGCAGAGTTTGATACAGAATTTGATGCTATTGCTACGGCAGTGGCGACTAAATCTAATATTGCTGGTCCTACCTTTACTGGCACTGCTACGTTTGATGGACTTACTGCTACAGGTACAGTTGACTTTTCAGGTGGTAACGTAACAACTAACATTGACGGTGGTTCTATTGATGGTGTTACTATTGGTGGATCTACTCCGGGTGCTGGTACGTTTAGCTCTCTTGTGGCTACGACTGCTGATATTAATGCTGGCACTGTTGATAATACTGTTATTGGAGGCAGTACTCCAGCCGCCGGTAGCTTTAGCACTGCTGACATTGATGGCGGTACTATTGACAACACAGTAATCGGAGGAACTACTCCTGCGGCTGTGTCAGGTACAACAGGCACGTTCTCAGGGGTTGTCTCAGGCACCACAGGTACATTCTCAGGTGCTGTCACAGGCTCTAACCTCAACGTATCTAACTGGGACACAGCGTTTAGTTGGGGCAACCACAGCACAGAAGGCTACCTGACTAGCGTTACGTTCTCTAACATAGACGCAGGGGCTATTACAACCTCTGGTGAAACCTTTGCAGACAGCGATACACAGATTCCTACTAATGCTGCTGTGCGTAACTGGGTATTGACTACCTATCCTACTATTGTAGAACTTAACGATCTTACTGCTAACGTAACGTGGGCCACTGTGCCTGATGCGTACATTAGTGCTTCATCTGTTAACCAACACGTTAGTGTAGAAAAAGCTACACAGAGTAAAACATATCTTGCAAACGAAATTTCTACGATTACATTATCTTCATCTATTACGTCTGGTGCGCCTGTGGTTTCTGCAACCAAAGAGGTTCCGCAGACAGGCGTTTCCAACAATGATTGGGACGTAAACTCAACGACAGAAAACTACACACGCATTAACAGTGCTACGGCGACTACGTTGGATTTTGTTGGGTTTGATGTCAGCACTGCTGCTTTTTCTCAAACTTTTTCAATAAGTTCGCAAGATAGTTTTCCAGAAGGTTTAGCTTTTAACACTAACGGTACTAAAATGTTTGTTGTTGGTGCTAACAACGATAATGTATATGAATATAATTTAAGTACTGGGTTTGATGTCAGTACTGCTTCTTATTCTCAGAGTTTTTCTGTATCTTCCCAAGACGGTGCACCAAGAGGCGTGGCTTTTAATTCAGACGGCACAAAAATGTTTATTGTTGGTTATCTTGGACAAGATGTAAACGAATATACGTTATCTACTGGATTTGACGTAAGCACTGCTTCGTACTCGCAAAACTTTTCTGTAGCTACTGAAGAAACAACGCCACGGGGCATAGCTTTTAATACTGATGGGACTAAGATGTTTATTATTGGTCAAACAGGAGATGATGTAAATGAGTACACATTATCTACTGGATTTGACGTAAGCACGGCCTCGTACTCGCAAAATTTTTCTGTGGCTTCTCAAGATACATCTCCAATAACAATATCTTTTAACGCTAACGGTACTAAGATGTTTTTACTTGGAGACGCAAATGACACTGTTTATGAATACGATTTATCAACTGGGTTTGATGTTTCTACAGCATCTTATTCTCAAAGTTTTTCAGTAACAGCTCAAGAAACAAACCCAAGAGGATTAGCTTTTAATACTGATGGTACTAAAATGTTTGTTTTAGGAAATACTGGTGATGACGTTACTGAATATGATTTAACACCAGCCCAAGTAACTCTAGGCACAGGCTCATTTGCATCTGCTGACGTAGGTAAAACTATTGAAGCAAACAGTGGCGTTTTTGTTCTTACGGCAACAGACGGTTCTATTAGCACAACTACAGCACCTACATCTTACGATCAAGTAGCTTCAGGCTCTTGGGAAATGTACGCTGTTGTGTACAACGCTACTAATGACGATCTTGAGTTAAGTGGTAAAGAAACAGGTTATGATATTTCTACTGCTTCTGAAGTTCAATATGCAAGCGTTAATTCACAAGACCAACTTCCTGTTGGGTTATTTTTTAACACTGACGGAACAAAAATGTATATGTTGGGTCAAACTAACGACTATGTGTACGAATACACTTTATCTACGGCATTTGACGTATCAACACTAACGTCTTCTACAAGTTTTTATATTGGTTCGCAAGAATCTCAGCCGCAAGGATTAGCTTTTAATAACAACGGAAGCAAAATGTTTGTAGCTGGGTATACTGGAGATGATGTAAACGAATATACTTTGTCTACACCATTTACTGTTAGCACAGCAGCATATAGCCAAAACTATTCAGTATCGGCTCAAACCGGAGTTCTTAGCGATGTTCGTTTCAATAATGATGGAACGAAGATGTACATTTTATCTCAAAACCCATCCAAAGTTTTTCAATATACTTTAACGACAGGGTTTAATGTATCTACGGCAAATTACGACTCTAAAGAGTTTTCTTTGTCTAATCAACATTCAAATGCTTACGGTTTAGCTTTTAATAAAAACGGAAGCAAAATGTTTGTATGTGATACAACTGACGGCGGCACTATAAGTTCATATAACCTAAGCACTAACTTTGATATTACTACAGCAACTTTTGAACAAACTATTTCAGTTGCATCAGACAATTCTCCAGAGGCTTTATTTTTTAATTCTGCTGGAACTAAATTAATGGTTCTGGGTAATCAATGGAATCGGATAATTGAGTACGATGTAGATCCTGTAAAAGTTCCATCAGGATATAATGCTGTTCATACTTCAGTATCAACTGATAGCACTTATTGGATAGACATTAACTCTATGACGGCTGATGAATCTGCTGGAGACGGTAAACTTTATTACGCCGTCTCTACTGATGATAGAACTACATGGAAAGTAGCTAATGGAACGGATGGAGAAAGGTCTATTGTTCGCAACAGTTCCGGTACTTGGCAGTACAACTCCAACACTACTTATGGCTCTGAAACGTGGGTAAACGCCACAACTAACACGGAGTTAAGTGCGTTGGAGGAGTCCATGTCAAGCGCCGCCTTTACAGGCAGTCCGTTTAGTATCGGCGAGGCGTCATACGCATCAAAGAGCTTTTCAATAGCTTCTCAAGAGACAATTCCAAGGGACGTTAAATTCAACACTGACGGCACCAAGATGTTTGTCGTCGGCAACGGCACCAACACTGTGTATGAATATGACCTAACGACAGGATTTGATGTCTCTACAGCGTCCTATTCGTCTACCAGCTTCTCTGTGTCTTCTCAAGAAACTGCCACACTGGCTCTTGCGTTCAATAATGACGGAACCAAGATGTATATTTCTGGGAATGGCGGCACAGTGTACCAGTATGGGTTAACTACGGGGTTTGATCTTTCTACGGCGTCTTATTCGTCCGTTAGTTTTGCAGTCACCTCTCAAGACCTTTATCCGGCGGGTATAACATTTAACGCTGACGGTACTAAAATGTTTATCCTTGGCCAGCAAAACGACACAGCATATGAGTACAACCTGTCCTCTGCGTTTGTCGTTAGCTCTGCAACATACAGTCAGTCTTTTTCAGTAGCCGGTCAAGCTCTTGGCCCCGCTGGCATAGTATTTAATGCTGACGGCACCGTGATGATTATCCTTGATATCACTACAGACAAAGTATATGAGTACACCTTGTCCACCGGATTTGACCTATCTACAGCGTCTTATGCGGACAGTAGCTTTTCTGTCAACGCGCAAGACCCTATTCCGCTAGGGCTGGCGTTTAATGACGATGGCTTCAAGATGTATATTGCTGGCTCCAGCAACGACACCATATACCAATATGACACAGGGCTAGCAGACTCTCAAAACAGAATGGACAAAACCCAGCTAGACGCTGTAGCTGATGCTAGCCACTTTACTCTTGGTAACGACCTAGATTTAGCCATTATCTTTAATTGGTCTAGTGGTACTACTGTACCTAGCAGTGACGGTGTGTCAATAAACTATGATGCTAATACGGTGTTTCAAGGCGCTGTATTAGGCACTGACTACAACTGGGATTTCCCTGCGGCTGACAAGGTTAGGATTACATCACTAGCAGCACAGAACCTCAAAGTCAGGATTATTTAATGTGGACCCTGTATCTCTGGTTGCAATGGCATCTACTACGTTCAAGGGCGTACAGATACTTGTATCCAAAGGCGCTGAAATTGAACACGTAGCTCAAAAGCTAGGGCATTGGTACGGTCTAGTTTCTGATATAAAAGAAGCTGAGAAAGAAGCAGAGAACCCGCCTTTATTTAAAAAGATGTTTGCTGGGGATTCTGTAGAACAACAAGCACTCAACGCTGTTATAGCCAAGAAGAAGATAGAAGAGCAAGAGAAGCAAGTAAGGGAACTGATTACTTGGGCATACGGAGTTGAGACTTACAAAGAAATGATGCAGATGCGTAAAGACATAAAAGCCAAACGTGAACGCATGATCTACAAACAAAGACGCAGACAAAGACGTATGTTAGACGTATCAGCAATCATTACAGGTCTAATAGTTTCTGGTGGAGTTGTCTGGACTACTGCAAGTATTATACAGGGGTTAAGTAATGGATGAGTCCGCAAAGCAAATTGTTGATGTAATGAGCGTAGGTACTATGTTAGGTACTATCAGTGCAATTCTTCCTCCTATATCTGCCACGTTTACTATCGTATGGGTAGGCATCAGGATATGGGAAACCGATACAGTCCAAGGCTTGTTTGAGAAGAAACGCAAGCGTGACGATAAAGGTCGATTCGTCAAGGAAGACTGAGATATGTGGACTGCACTCATAGGCCCTATCGCTGGACTCGCTAAGACTTGGCTCAGTAACAAGCACGAGCAGTCACAAGCCAAACACGTAGCTAAGATGGAAGTCATCAAGAACACAGCTACGTGGGAACAAGAGATGGCTGCTGCTAGTGCAACCTCGTGGAAAGACGAGTGGTTTACTGTGGTACTGTCGATGCCTCTGTTGGCTGTGTGTTACGGAGTGGCTATGGATGACTTGAGTATTATGCAACGGGTAGGTATGGCGTTTACTGAGCTAGACAAACTACCTGATTACTACCAGTACTTGCTTTACGTAGCAGTCACGGCCAGCTTTGGTATACGTGGTGCTGACAAGCTAATGCAGATGAAGGGTAAGTAGATATGGCAACAGATGAATTAGATATTCTTGCTGATACTACCAACGAAGCTACTGGTTTAGAAGATACTACTTCTATTAGTGAAATAGAACAAGCTTTTCCTACTGCTGATACAGGTCAATATGGCGGTATGATTGATGCTGAAGCTACGTTTGCAGATGCTAGTCAATATCTAGGAGTTAGCGCAGAACAATGGTTTGCTTTTGTTGAAGAAGTAAATGACATTAAAGCTCAAATGAACGCTTTTGAGGGGAATGCAGCTCGTGTAATGCAAGAACGAAGCATTCCTGATGCTGTTTTAGATCGACGTATTGCTGTGTTAATGAATCAAAACCCCGGTATGACTGCTGAAGAAGCTAGGGCACAAGCAGAATCTAGCCCAGAGTATCAACAGATGGTTGAAACTAATGAGCAGTATGAAGCGTTAAATACCCGACTTAATAAACTATATGAGTCTGTAGGTTTAGATTCACAAGGCAGTATTACAGGCTCTGACAAAAGTATTGAAGGCGGCGAAGTTAGATTTGATTTAGATACAGGATCAATTGAATTTGTTGAAATTGGTAGTAAGTTTGGACCCGGTATTGTTTTAGCGGCTGCTGCAGCAGTTTTTTCTGGTCCCTTAGCTGCTGCATTGGGTCCGGCTAGTGCAGGAGGTGCTGGTCTGTTTTCTTCTGCAGCGGCGGCTAATGCAGCATCTGCTGCGATTATTAGCTCTGCTTCTCAGTTAGCTGCTACTGGTAAGATTGATTTTGGTCAGGCTCTTGTATCAGCCGCAATGTCATATGGCGGTGCCCAACTTGGCGATGCTATTAAAAGCAGCAGTGCCGTAGGAGATATTGTATCTCAGGTTCAATCTACAACTGATGCGGCAGTAGACTTTTTAAGCCAAGGAAATTCTTTAGCAGAAGCTGCAATTCGTGCTGGCGGTATGAGTATGTTAACTCAACTTGTTACTACTGGCGAAGTTGACATGACTCAAGCAGCAATAGCAGCAGTTATATCAGGCGGGGCTGAAGCCGTTCAACAACTTGCAACAGCGTCTGGGCAACCTGTTGATGAGTTTATGGCCGACTTGCAAGAACAAGATGAGTTTGTACAGGCTGCAATAGACGCAGATATTAAAGATCCGTTTTTGAATCCTAACTACACTACTGTAGGTGATGGGTTAATGGTTAATCCAGCAGGCGATGTATTTAACTACGCTGGTGATGACTTAGGCAATATGTCTACATTAGACACCAACAATGATGGTCAGTTATCAGGGGTAGATTTACAAGAAATTACTACTGATGTTACAGCTAAAAACATTTATAACTATCAAATGGATGATCCTGTTTATATTGATGAAAACGGAGTCCCGGTAGATCCGAAGCTGGTTAGATATGGCCCTGATGGTTTTGTTGGTTATGACGCTGCTGGAAACCAAGTAATAGTTACCCAAAAATATTATGATGAAGTATTTGGTGGTGGCAAAGGTGATTTAGTTTGGACTTCTGAAGGCGGGACAGACGGTTACATTAGTTACGAAACTGGTGAGCTAGCTTACAAAAAAGTAGAGGGTCAATGGGTTGATGCTCAAGGCAACGTAATAGATGATCCTCAAACTGTTGACGAACTAACTATGGTAGCAGCTAAAGCCATAGATGAGCCTTTAGAGTCTGTTGAGTATTTTGATCAATCTGGTAATCCAGTTACTTATAAATATCCTCCTGCTGGGCTACAAGATAACTTTGAACAAGGTCAGTTTTCTGGTCTTATTTATGGACCTAATGGTGAAATTAGTGAGGTATGGTACGACCCTGTAACTAACACTGAATATGTTAAAGCACAAGGCACTACTGAAATTACAGCCGTTAGAACTCCTGATACTCCACCAGAACCAGTAGATCCTACAAAAGTTACAGATGTTACAGACGTTACAAAAACAACACAACCCGGTGGACAAGAAGTTGCTAATAACACTGCTGATGCTATAGCTACTGTTACAAACACTAATCAAATTAATGAAACAATTGCTTCAGCAGGCCAACAAGGTGCTTCTGCTTCACAGTTAACAAATGCAATTAACGCGGCTGTTGCTGCTGGTACTATATCTGCGGAACAAGCTGCTGCTGCTTTAGGCGCTATTGATGTTACAGCATCTGTAGACCCAAGCACGACAAGCGTTTCTACGGGCGCTGGTGGTATGCTGACAGGCGGTGCTGGTGCTAATGTTGACACTGTTACTACTGGTGATGTAACTACTGGAAGTGGTGCTGGTACTGATGTTACTGGTGGCGGTAATGGCACTGATGTTACTGGTGGTGGCGATAGTGGTGTAACTACTGGTGGTGGTGGAGATGTTGATACTGGCACAGGTACTGGTACAGATACTGGATCTTCTACTACAGCTACCATAACAGGCGCTCTTGGTGGTGCTATAGCTACAGTAGCAGGCACTGGCGATCCCGGTACAGGCGATCCCGGTACAGGCGATCCCGGTACAGGTGGCCCCGGTACAGGTGGACCTCCCGGAATAGATGGTAAAGACGGTAAAGATGGAAGAGATGGTGGATCAAGTAGACCGTTTACTCCCTATGAATTTAAAGGTTTTTCGTACCAGACACCAACAATACAAGAAATAGTTCAGAATCCTAACATTGATTACTCGGCTCCTCTTGATCGTATTATTAACCAAGGTATGTTCAAGGATTACGTATGACATATTTAAATCTAGTAAACAACGTACTTAGGCGGTTGCGAGAAGATGAAGTAACCACTGTAAGTAGCGACTCGTACAGTGCTATGGTTGGTGACTACATTAACGATGCCAAACAGCTTGTAGAAAACGCATGGGATTGGTCTAATCTTAGGTCTACTCTAACAATCTCTACAGTTGCTGATGACTACACTTACTCGTTAGCTGGCTACCAAGACCAAGGTAAAATCTTAAATATCATTAATGATACATCTAATATTGTTATGGAGTACAGACCACAAGAATGGTTTGACGATAAGTTCTTAGTACAAACTCCTGTTTCTGGTGAACCTCAGTACTACACCTTTAGCGGTATTGACGGTTCTGGTGACGCACAGATTGATGTGTATCCCAAGCCTGATGGTGTTTACTCTTTGAAGATTAAAAGCGTTATTAGAAACGTAGAACTGACTAACGACAGCGATACGCTTGCTATTCCTAGTCAACCTGTAATCCATATGGCTATTGCTATGCTAGCCCGTGAACGTGGTGAGACAGGTGGTACGTCAACTCCAGAGTACTTTGCCATTGCTGACAAGTATCTGTCTGATGCTATTGCTCTTGATGCACAAAAACATCCTGAAGAAACTATTTGGTTTACACCATAGGGAGATACTAGATGGCCCAGCCTCTACAAAGTATTAATCTAGTTGCTCCTGCGTTCAAAGGGATCAACACAGAAGACTCTCCACTTGCACAAGATCCTTCTTTTGCGGAGATTGCAGACAACGCTGTTATTGATAGACGAGGCAGGCTCGCATCAAGAAAAGGAAACCAAGTAATTACAGAAGACAAAACTGTTCTTGGTACAGACTACATTAGCACTATTCACGAGTTTTACGACAATGCCGGTAACGAAGTAATCTTTAGTACTGGCAACAACAAGATCATGACAGGTACGACTACACTGGTTGACGCTACACCGGGATCGTACACGATTACAGACAACGATTGGAAGATAGTTAACTTTAACGATCACGCTTACTTCTTCCAACGTGGTTACGAACCTCTGGTGTACAGCAACAGTCTAGGCGCAGTAACCAAGATGTCCAGTGTAGCTGGTGCTTCTGTTTCGTCTACACAGTATTGCCACGAAGCTATCGCTGCATATGGGCGTGTATGGTGCGTAGGTAACGCTACAGATGATAACACTATCTACTGGTCTGACTTGTTAATAGGCCATGATTTTACTGGTGGGTCTAGTGGTTCTATTGATGTATCTAAGGCATGGCCCAGCGGTTTTGACAGGGTTGTAGCTATAGCGGCTCACAACGGCCTGCTAGTTATTTTTGGTGAGCATAGCATTATTACGTACAGTGGTGCAGATAGCCCCGCTACTATGGTACTCCAAGACACAATACCAAGCGTAGGTTGTGTTGGTAGAAAGACTGTGCAGAACATTGGTACAGACTTGTTGTTCTTGAGCGACGACGGTTTGCGTAGTTTGGGACGTTCTATTCAAGAAAAGTCTCTGCCTATGTCTGACCTGAGTAGAAACGTCAAGCAAGAGATTATTGCTTACATTGCTACAACAACTGAACCTATTACATCTGTGTACAGCCCAGAGAATTACTTTTATCTTTTGTCTTTTCCAGATGTGAATCTATCTTTTTGTTTTGATCTTAGAGGGGTTTTAGAAAACAACTCTTACAGGGTAACAAGGTGGCCTAGTGTTAACTTTAAGTGCTACCACAGAGACAGAAACGGTGACCTGTACATAGGTACTGTTGCTGGTATTGGTAAGTACTTTGGTTACTTTGATAACAACGAGACTTATCGTTTTCGTTACACAAGTCCCGGCCTTACGTTTGGTGATCCTTCTAAAATCAAAATGCTAAAGAAGGTACGGCCTACTATTATTGGTGGCAACAACGCCAACATTATTCTCAAGTGGGCTTACGATTTTAAAACAGCAACCAACTCTAGAGTGTTTACAGTAAGTGATCTTATTCCCGGTTTTTACGGAGAGTCAGAATACAACGTAGCACAGTACTCTGAAGGCGAGCTTGTAAACAGAAAAGCGTTAAACACTACTGGTTATGGAACCGTTATTACTGTTGGTATTGAGACAGACATTAACGGTTACGGGTTGTCTATACAAGAAATGAATGTACTAGCACTAGTAGGTAAAACGCTATGATGAATTATAACAAGAAAAGAGGTATTTGCTAATGCCACCAACCGTAGATGATTTTATAACAGGCGCTAAAGGACTGTTTGATGCTTTTGGCGCACCTGTCTTAGGCGCTGGTGCTGTCATGGGGGCTTACAACCGTCTTGGAGCTATTGGTGAAGCTGCTCAACAGGGCGCTCAAACCATCGCTGCTCAACAATTAGAGCAGACACAGTTCCAACCTTTTGGTCTTGCTACTAGTACCGGCTCAAAATTTGGTTACGATCCTGTAACAGGACAAGCAGGCTTTTCTCTAGGCGGTGTAGAACAACAGGCACAGGGTCTTGGGTTAAATACTTTTAACCAGTTAATGGCTTCTGATCCTGAAGGTGCTGCAAGAATGATAGGGCTAGGAGATACCTTAGCCACTACAGGTGAGACTATTCTTGGTCAACAAGCATTTGGTATACCTCAAGCAGAGCTAGCTTCTGGGCAGGCTTACGGTATGGGCCAGCAGTTTATGCGAGGCGCTCAAACACAGCCTATGGATATTAACCTGTTGCGTGGTCAGTTTGCTGGGCAGGTTCCCGGTATGTTGGCACAACAACCTAGCCAGCAGATTGGCGCGCTTGGTTCACAGGCTCTTAGCTTAGGCGCTAGAGGTCTACAAACAACAGCACCTCAAGATGTAGAGGCACTACGCAGACAGTACGGAGCGTTAGCTGGACAAGCAGCACAAGACGTTCTGATGCCTACAGGGGCTAGAGAGCAGGATGTGTACAACCGTATTAGGGCTACACAGCTTGGAGAAGAAGAAAGACAACAACTTGCGTTAGAGGAGCGTCTTGCTAGTCAAGGCCGTTTAGGTGTTCGTACTTCTATGTTTGGTGGTACACCAGAGCAACTTGCACTATCTAAGGCACGAGAATCAGCACAGAACCAAGCATCGTTGATGGCTATGCAACAGGCACAGCAAGAACGACAGCAAGCACTAGGCACTGCACAGGCTCTTGGTGGTATGTTTGGTCAACAGGCTGGTCTGTCTAACACGTTGCAAAGTGCGGCACAACAGAGAGCGGCACAGCTTTCACAACTAGGGCTGTCTGCTAATCAGATTGAAAGCCAGCTTAGGTCTGAAGGTCTAGGCAGAGCGGCTACAGCGGCAGGACAAGCAGGATCACTGGCGCAGATTGCTGGTGGATTACAAGCACAACAAGCTGGTCTTGGTCTTCAGTACACAGGTCTAGGCTCTACGTTGGCGCAACAGCGTCAGGCTCTTGATGTAGCTAACCAAGCACAAGCACTACAGGCAATGCAAGCATCGCAGGGTATGTACACAGGTGCAGAAGCATTACGAGGCGCACAGCAACAACGAGCGGCACAGGCTCTTGCGTCTGCTTACGTACCACAAGCACAAGCTATGCAGGCTCTACAGGCATCTTCCTTGTTCCCACAGCTACAACAACGTGGGCAACTTCAAGGTGCTGGTCTGTTTGGTGAAGCGTCTATGGGCGGTCTTGAAGCGTTGCTGGCTTCTGGTGTTGGTCAGGCTAACTTGATGGGACAAGTGGGTACTGGTCTGTTGTCAGGCAGTATGGGCGGCAGCGGCGACGAAGACTCTTTAACTAAATTCTTGAAAGCACTTGGTGTCACTTAAAAGGAAAAACTAATGGCAAAGTTTGGTGAAAGATTTTTAGCAAGTGTTGCTAATCCTACTTACGGTAAAGGATTGTTTAGGGCTGCTTATGGTTTTGGTGCGGCTCCTAGACTTAGAGAAGAACAAGAAAAAGCAGAACAGTTTAAGCTTTTAGGTCCAGTAGACCAAGCAAATTTTATGTTGACTGAAGCTAAAACTCCCGCACAGATTGCAGCGGCACAGTCTATGAAAGCTAATGCTATAAAAGGACAAAGCCAAATCAGTGTGAATAATCTTGAACTAGCTCGCCAACAGGCGTTAGCAGACCCAACCAAGACTCGCGCTGATGCTGAAAAATCCGCTCAAGATATTGAAGATATAATGAAACGTGTTGCTGTAGAAGGTAACTTAGGTAGTAATGCTTTAGCTAGTATTTCTGGTCGTACAGCGTCAGCTATACAAGCTAGAAATGAAGCAGCATATACACAAAAGCAACGAGCTGCTGCTGAAGCACAAGATGTAGAAGACGCTGTGGTTGAAAATAGAGCAGCTATGATTGCTTTTAGTGATAAGCCTATTAATGAATCTGTAGAAGCTCTCGATTTACCTGATGAGTTGAAAGCTAGAATTATTACAAAAGCTACTGAAACACGCAACAGATTGGATGAAAATCAAGCTGCAAAAGATGCACAAGAGCTAAGTATTTTTCATACAAATCATCTAAAAAATAATCCATATTTAACGGAAAGCCCTTCTGTTCAAAAAGCACTAACAATTTTAGGCGCACCTACTGCAAGTCCCGGAGCAAAACGAAGGGCTGTTTCAGATATTATAGCGGTAATTGACCAAGACGTTGCTGATAAAGCAAAAGAAAGAAACTCAAAAGATAGAATAGAGTTAGAAGCTACGTTGGCTTTGGATCACGTAGCAGGATTAGAAAGTCCAAGTGAAGGTGTTCCCGGTAGAGATTTAATTGAAGTAGTAAATGATAAATATGGTGAAGAGACAGCGGAAAGAGAAGAGCTTATTCGCGGCATGACTAGCTTAATTATTGAGCGTCCTGAATTACGAAGACCTGAAAATGTAGAGTTGCTTGTTTCTGAAGGAATTAACTTAATTACAAGAAACAAACCACCCGGATTAGACTTTGAGCTAGAAACAGGAAGACAAGAAGCGTCTGTTAAAAAAGCAGAGAAGCGAGCGCTGTACAAGCAAGAGTTAATTGATGAAGGTAAGTCTGAAGCTGAAGCTGAAGCTCAAATAAGGAAAGAAGAAGCCGAAGCTCGTATATATAGTGCTAGAACAACTCAAGGTATGTAAATGAGCGCCCGATCTGAATATCTTAAATTGTTAGAAGATGAGTCTTTAGTAGAAGACACTAAATCTAATGAGCTTCCTGCACAGAGTGCAAGAGATGACTATCTTTCTTTTTTACAACAAGAGCAAGAGCAGTTAAAAACTGGTTTTAATAGGGCAACCTTGCAGGCCGTAACACTAGGTTTTGGTGAAGAAGCAGAAGCTTTGTTATCTGATAAACCATATGAAGAAGCTCTTGAAGAAATTCGTGGTGAAATGGCTGAGTTTTCTCGACGTTTTCCAAAAACAGCTTTTTATAGTGAACTTGCTGCTGGTGTAGGAGCTGGTGTAGGTGTTTCTAGAGGATTAGCTAAAGCCGGTGTTAAGTCTTTATCTGCTCAAGGCGCTATTGAACTTGGTACATATGGTGTAGGTACAGGAGAAACTGCTGAAGAAAGATTTGAGCAAGGTCTTTTGTTTGCTGCTACAGGTGGTATTTTTGGTAAAGCACTAGATGTAGCTCTACCTTCTTCTCAACAAATTGCATCCAAGTCAGCTTCAATAAAAAATAAAAGCAAAGAAACCGTTTCTGTTGACGATGCACCTATAGTCAATAAACCTGAAGATATAACAGCGCAGGCTAGAGAGCTATACGAAACTTATTATCCTCAAATTGCTGTACGAAGCCAGCAAGCAGAAGTTCCTGCTCCAAAAAGAGTTGAGGGTGGGTATGAGTATGCGGGTGTTTTTGTTTCTGGTAGCAAACAAGCAGGCTACGAAGTTCCGGGTGTAGGTAAAGTTGGTAGTGTTAAAGAAATAAAGCAAGCTGTTGATGAGCAGTTTGAGCGGTTCACAAAAGAAATTGAAGAGCTTCAAGTTGAATTTGTCACCCGTAAAGAATTAGCTAATGAGATAGATTTTCCTGAATTAAAAGGCTTAGACAAAGCTAAAGACTTTAAAGTTTATGAAGCAGGTCGTAATGCATTTAAGCCTATGGGTAAAGTTGGTACGTTTTTTGATACAGCAGAAGACACCTTGCATTACAACGTTAGTCCTCAGTTAGCTGGAGATGTGAAACTAGCCGCTGAAGATTCATTGCGTGAAATGAATATGTTTTTTGATGACGTTGTTGTACCTATCGCTCCTGTAGTTCAAGCGTGGCGCACTAATACAGAAGCCGCTAAAGCTATCCTTGATTATGCTAGAGGGTTAGACAAACGACCTGTATTTTTAGGAAGACTAAAAAAAGCAGGGGTTGTAGACGAAGATATTGGAAATGTAGTTAATTATCTTGATGCTCGTGGTAAAGTTTTTGCTAGTCAACGTTTTAATCTAGGTAAAGAAGCATTACCGAGCACTGAACGTCTTCATACTCAGGTTATATCTACTCCTTCAGATGATATCTATGCTAAAAAAAGTGGTAGAGACTTTATTAAAGTTCAGCAAGATCAATCTAAGAAAGCTCTAAAAAACAGATCAAGAGCTACAGATGAAATGATTAAGGATTACCAGAATCCTTTTCTTACAGATTTTAGATTGTTAAATCAAAATAGTTTACTAAATAATATATCTAAAAGAGTAGATGTAGGAAGTCTTGGTACTAGTAAACCAGCAGGTGAAGAAGCATTCACTAGGTTAACTCAACGTTTGGGACAAGACCTTCCTGATGAAGTAGCAGAGCGTGGCGTTAATATAATATACGATGTTGTTGCTGGCGCTCAACAGATACCTCCAGCATGGGCGCAGTTGCTAAGTACACTATCGTATGGTGGTACGCTCATGTCTTTAAAATCTGCTGTGCTAAACCTTCATGATACGTTTGTTTCTCCTATGCTAAATGGAGTATCTGCTACTGTAAGAGGAACTTCTAGAGCTTTTCAAGCAGGTAAAAGCTATGTAGATCCTATGACTTCTGGTCTTAATCGTCAAACACAAGGAGAGTATGCTCAAAAGTTAATGGATAATCTTGCTGATATGGCAGGAGATGTTAACTCGATTCAAAAAGCAAACAGATTAGCTGCTAAGGGTCTTGAAAAAGGCATGAAGTGGACTTTGTTTTCTGGTATGGATGCTATTGGTAAACGAGCAGTCATGAACTCTGTTATTGAAAACGGATATGATATAGCAAGACAAGGCAGATTTGTAGAAAAATGGGGCAATTTCTTTACTGAAAAAGAAATGTACCGAATGATTAATGCTTTTAGAAAGCATGGTACTAATCTTGAAGCAATGTCAGATAAAGAACTTGAGTTGTTAACTACTCTTGCATATGCAGGTTTGGGCCAACAACAGCTTATTTCTATTGCAGGAAGACCTCTTGCTTGGGGTCTTAATCCTAATCTTAGACCCTTCTATACCTTGATGGGTTTTGCTATTGTACAACGCTCTTTGTTAAGACGTAAAGTACTGGACAATTTGTTAGATGGAAACATATCTGATGCTGCTAAATTTTCAGCCTTGTACATTGCCAGTGCAGGTGTAGGCTACGCAGTTCTTGACGAAGCACGAGACTTTGCATTCTCTGCTGGAGAAGATCCAATAACAGGGGAAGAGCTTTTGTTTAAGGCTCTTGTAGATCAACCTCTTTCAGTGCTAACTCTTAACAAGGCACCTACTAGTCAGTATCAATGGAACAGATTTAAAGCTAATCCTTATGAGTACCTTGTTACTTCAATTGCCCCTGCTGGGGGTTTAATTGAGCAAGGTGGTTCTGCTGGTATTGATCTTCTTACAGGTGATGTGGATAAAGCCTTTAAACATATTATGCAAGTACCAGCACTAAAAAACTCAATAGGCGTGGCTGTTGAAGTGTTAGGCGAACCTACTAAGGAAGAATAAAATGAACGACAAAGATCACAGTGTATCATACACATCTATAGACTATCACACTATGTGTCAGCGATC